CCACACAGAAGTGAAGGATACATGGACGACTCTCAGCTTATCGTATGCCAGGCGGTCGTCGATGGCCGAAAGCCTCTTGGCGACTGGTCGGCTAAGCCGGCCGTTCCGGCCACCACCGTGACAGCCACCAATACTTCCCCTTTCGCGATGTGGGTCGTCATTACTGGCGGTACCGTCACGGGGATCAAGGTCGACGGCGTGACCATCGGCACGCAAACCAGCGGCTGGGTCCGTGTTCGCAGCGGAAGCACTGTCGCCTGGATTGGAAGCGTCGCTCCGACGTGGCAATGGTTCTACGAGTAACTACTAGGCCTTGAAGGGAGGATCGGCATGAGCCTGTCGAACACGGCGACGCCTAAGTATTACGGGGCGTTCCGCGACGCGGTACTCAGAGGTGAGATTCCGGTTAACCGGGAAATCGCTCTTGAGATGAACCGCATCGACGATCTGATTGCCGATCCTCACTTCTACTACGATGACGCGGCGATCGACGGATTCGTAAGGTACTGCGAGAACGAGCTAACCCTTACCGATGGGTCAGACTTCCACCTGCTGGACTCGTTCAAGCTATGGGCTGAGTCTCTACTTGCCTGGTTCTACTTCGTCGAGCGAAGCGTCTACGTTCCTAACGATGACGGGCATGGCGGAAGCTATGTTCGGAAGCTCATCTGCAAGAGACTTGTCAATAAGCAGTACCTGATCGTAGCACGCGGCGCTGCTAAGTCGATGTATGACTCTTGCGTTCAGTCTTACTTCCTTAACATAGATACCAGCACTACACACCAGATTACGACTGCTCCGACCATGAAGCAGGCCGACGAGGTGATGTCGCCGTTCCGAACTGCGATCACTCGTAGCCGCGGTCCGCTCTTCAAGTTCCTCACAGAAGGCTCTCTCCAGAACACCACCGGTTCGAGAGCCATGAGAGTGAAACTGGCGTCGACTAAGAAGGGCGTCGAGAACTTCCTGACCGGTTCCCTGCTCGAAGTTCGGCCAATGGCCATCGCTAAGCTCCAAGGTCTTCGTCCCAAGGTTTCCACAGTCGACGAGTGGCTATCCGGCGACCTTAGAGAAGATGTCATTGGGGCACTGGAACAGGGAGCCTCTAAACTAGATGACTACGTCATCATCGCAACTAGTTCCGAAGGCACGGTCCGTAATGGATCGGGCGATACAATCAAAATGGAACTTGCTGACATCCTCAAGGGCGAGTACTATAACCCGCACGTCTCCATCTGGCATTACAAGCTGGACGAAATTGAGGAAGTGGCGGACCCGTCGTCATGGCTTAAGGCCAATCCCAATCTCGGGAAGACTGTCAGTTACGAGACGTATCAATTGGATGTTGAGCGGGCTGAAATGGCGCCTGCTTCGCGCAATGACATCCTCGCAAAGCGGTTCGGGATTCCTATGGAGGGTTTCACCTATTTCTTCACTTATGAAGAAACTCTTCCACACCGCAAACGCGCTTTCTGGAAGTTGCCATGCTCTATGGGTGCGGACCTTTCACAAGGCGATGACTTCACTGCGTTCACGTTTCTATTCCCGCTAAGCAATGGCAAGTTTGGTATCAAGACTCGAAGTTACATATCGAGTTTGACCATGATGAAACTTCAAGCCGCGGCAAGGCAGAAGTACGACGAGTTTATAGCGGAGGGATCGCTGCACGTTCTCGACGGTCATATCCTAGACATGATGGAAGTCTATGATGATCTTGAGAGATTCATCCTGGCTAATGAGTATGATGTGCGCTCATTCGGGTTCGACCCGTATAACGCCAAGGAGTTTGTCACCCGCTGGGAGGCAGAGAACGGCCCATTCGGGATAGAGAAAGTGATCCAGGGTGCCCGGACAGAGAGTGTTCCGCTTGGTGAATTGAAGGCTCTAGCCGGTGAGCGTGCGCTCATCTTCGATGAGGCTTTGATGACTTACGCCATGGGGAACGCGATCACGATGGAGGACACGAATGGCAACCGTAAGCTCTTCAAAAAGCGAATGGCAGATAAGATCGACAACGTATCCGCACTAATGGACGCGTTCGTGGCCTATAAGCTAAACAAGGATTCGTTCGAGTAAGGAGAGCCCACGTGGCCAACAATCAGAAGGTTACGCAAGCCGTTGTCGTTGCCTCTTCGGCAATCGGACCACCATCCCAAGGCGTTGAGTACATCGCCCTGTACAACACCGACGGATCGCAATACCCGCCGGTCGAAGTAGAGCCGCCCGTTATTCCGCCAACGGTTGTGGCCCTGACGGACGGAACGACTGTCGCTGTCGACGCGTCTCTCGGTAACTATTTTACCCTGACTCTCACCGGCAATCACACCCTTGGCGTTCCGACGAATCCAACCGATGGTCAGAAAGTGACCTTCGAGGTTACCCAGGATGCTACTGGCACTCGCACCCTGGCGTTCGCATCAAGTGCCGGAGGCTTCAGTTTCGGAGCTGCTTCCGCCCCGACGGTGACCGCTACTGCTGCGGCCGTCAGCATGGTCGAGTTCTCGTACAGCGCCCGCAAGGCCAAGTGGCTGTACCGGAACTCTCAGCTTGGGTTCTAAAAACTTGTCACAAGTCATGAAAGAATCCGAAATTAGCTGAGAAAGGGGGTGACGCATTGGGATTCCGAGACCGTTTGAAGCACGCCTGGAATGCCTTCGTTTGGACTGACCAGAACGTTGCAATCTCGTCCCCAACAATCGATCTAGGCACGTCATATTCCACTCGACCCGATAGGCCCAGGCATCGGTTTGTACACGAAAAGACCATCATATCGGCCCTATACACTCGAATGGCGATTGACGTAGCGGCCGTTTCGATAAGACATGTCCGTCTCGATGTCAACAAGATGTACCAGAATGACATGGATACCGGTCTCAACAATTGCCTGACGGTAGAAGCCAACATAGACCAGGCGGCACGGCAGTTCCGTCAGGACGCTGTCATGACGTTGTTCGAGGAGGGCGTAGCCGCGATCGTTCCGGTCGACACAACGCTGAACCCCATCGAGACTGGCGGATACGACATTCAGTCTATGCGTGTTGGCCGCGTGATGCAGTGGTATCCGGAAAGTGTTTCGGTTCGGCTCTATGATCAGAAAAAAGGCATTCAGCGGGACATCGTTCTTCCTAAGTCTATGGTTGCGATCGTCGAAAACCCGCTGTACAACGTGATGAACGAGCCGAGTTCGACTCTTCAGCGCCTTCTGAGGAAGCTAAATCTCCTGGACGTTGTCGATGAGCAGAGCGCTTCGGGTAATCTGGACATGATCATCCAACTTCCATACGTCATCAAGACTGAGGCAAGACGCCTGGAAGCTCAAAAGCGTCTGAAGGAGATTGAGGTCCAACTCAAGGATTCTCAATACGGGATCGCCTATACTGATGGCACCGAGAAGATAACTCAGTTGAACCGGCCGGCCGAGAACAACCTGATGAACCAGATCGAATACCTCACTACCATGCTGTACGGGCAACTCGGCGTTACGGCTGATGTCATGAATGGCGTGGCCAATGAGGCTACGATGCTGAACTATTACAACAGGACTATCGAGCCGGTTCTAGGTGCGATTACGGAAGCAATGACCAGGACGTTCCTGACTCGAACCGCCAGGACGCAAGGGCAACTAATCATGTTCATCCGAAACCCATTCGCTCTGGTCCCTGTTAAGGACCTCGCTGAGATTGTGGACAAGTTCACGCGCAACGAGGTTGCTTCCTCTAACGACATGCGTGCCGTCATCGGATGGCGTCCGTCGAAGGATCCGAAGGCCAACCTGTTGCTGAACAAGAACATTCCGGCAGCATACGCAGAGCTGCCAAAGCCTGGTCAACTGGCAGTAAAGCCGAAGCTGCCGCCTAAGCAGTCAATTCAGCCGGCACAGCCCGTTCAGGAGCAAACCCAAGGAGATTCAGTTCAAAATGGAACCTGATTTCACAGGTTACGCGACTAGGAGCGGGGTCAAGTGCACCGACGGCCGCACTATCCTGGCGCATGCCTTTAAGGAGATGGATGGCCAGACCGTCCCTCTCGTTTACCAGCACCTGCGTAACTCGCCGGAGAACGTGCTCGGCCATGTGGTCATGCATGCAGTCACCGACGGTGTCC